TCTTGCAGTAACCGGAGAAATCGGCGACGGAGCGCTCGAAGATTTCTTTACGGGCGGATCAGAAGCCAATCTAGCTTCAATCTTTCCAATGTCTTTAGCCTGCAAGATAGGCGGCAAACGAGCAATGCGATCAGCTTCTTTTGGGTTGGAACCAAGGAAGTAAGCTACATCCGGTCCAGCATCAGAAGTCTGAATTGTCTCTGCCATAACGTCCGTGATGCGGAGGTTCGGGTTATACGCGACTTGTTCAAAATCGTCATACTTGTTCCGAGCATCTTCTTCACGGTCATGGTAGGCTTCGACAAATTCAGTGCGCTGTTTCTGCGCGTCCCTTCGTGCAAGCAGTTCTTCGGCTTTGCGGGTGGCTAATGCGTCTGCATAGTCATCCACAGAGTTAAACTGATCGGCGGAGGGCATTGCCGCAGGAGGTCGATTGGCTTCCGCCGCTCGGGCCGACTGTTCGCGTTCCCATTTACGTTGTTCTCTTGCGAGGCGTTTGCCAATAGCGGCGTCCAATTCTTCCTGAGTGAAGGTCTTGGATGCTTCTGTTGACTGTTCGTCCGGCGTTGTAACTTCGGGGGCTGGGGCTGCCGTAGCTTCCAGTTCCGGCGCGGGAGCGTCCGCTAACACATCTTCCATTTTTTGACCCTTTCAAGTCCCTAGCTGTCCGCGCTAGTGCGGTTAGACGATTGGCTCCACCAACAGTTGATCACCACTTTCGGTAGCCAATATTACAAGACTTTCGGTTGCAAGGAATACGCCAATGATTGGCGTAGAAGCCGTTGCGCCCCCTAAAGTAGCTATGGTCCTAAGACCGATAGCCAATCCATTTCTAATCGAACCGCCGAAGCTCATCGGATGTTCATTGGTTTGGCGTAAAGGGTGCCCCCAGCACTAATCTGGATGGCGCTGACGCGCCAAGCACCACTTACGGTAAGTGGAACGGTAAATGGAACCGGTGTGTTGGCGGGCAGCGGGATAGACGCCGTAGTGGCGGTCGCGCCTTCGCCAATGGTTACATAGGCGTCGGAGGTGCACCAAATCAGCACGCCCTGCGGTCCAGCAGGCCATGTTCCCGTTGAACCGGCAGTGCCCGTGTAGGACACTGTTCTAGCCGGAAATGAGGTGTCCGCGCATGTGTCTAAAAGTTCCATGATAAACCTTTTTCATTCAAGGGCTGCATTATGACAGAAAACGCAACTTATACAAGGTCTGAAGATAGAGGGCAACAATTTCGTCAATGATGTTCTGCAAAGCAGTATCTTTAGCGTCAACAACCTCGTCGCGGCAGTCTTCAATTTCGGCCAACTGATCGGCCAAAAACTCGGTTACGTTGTTGGTTTTTTTGGCCGACTGCAACGAAATTCCGCCAATCAAACCGTGACGCCCTTGATAGGTTTCCGTAAAAGTATCGGCCAAATCAACGATATTTTCGTAGAATTTTTGCAGCGCTTTGTGTTTTGCATAACTACGCGTGTTAAGATGCACCGAGTGCGTAACGTCGCGCGCCAAAAACAACATGCCGACAAAATCTGCTGGGTTTTTCGACATTTTTACCGCCTAATTGGTGCTTCGGGGTTAGCTTGATACGGCGACCAGCCGGGCACCAAGACCGACGGTGCGCCAATTTGCGGTGCAATAGGTGGTGCGCCGGGCATACCGGGTGTGGGTGGTTGTTCTTCGCCCATAAGCTGTTGATTTGGCATATCGCCCAACAAATCGCCGCTGGTGATCATGCCGTGGACGGTGCCCATAACAATGTCTTGGATTTGCTCTGGCGACATTGATGCTTGCAATGCTTGCATACGTTTGGTCTCGGCGTCGTAAGCCTTGATAGCCGCTTCAAATTCTTTGCGCTCCAAATCCTGCACTTCGACCGATTTGTGGACAGATTGCAGCATGGAGTGCATTTTGTCCATCTCGGCCTGCATTGCCTGCATCTGCTGTTGGGCAGCCTGCAACTGTGGCGACTTGTCCTCGTCGGCCAGCAGCTTGGGGTCAATGGTTTTGGCAAACCGCTGCGCCATTTCTTCTGCGCCCGGCCAATCCATGTTCTTAATGAACAGATCGCCCGCCACAGCCCAAAGCTGCGGGTTGCCTTGCAAGAGATGGGTCATCGCGTCGAGGGCTTCCTGACGCTTGGTCATGTAGCTTGGGCCGGTTGTGACGCAAACATCGTACTTGCCGACGCCGGGGTTGTAAATTTTGTCAATCACAACGTCTGGGTTGTTAGGGTCTCTCAGTTCACGCATTGGCATTGGCTGCGTTGGGTCGATCTTGACCATGTTGGTCTCGCCGTCCACGCCAATGATGCGCGCTACCCGCTGGGTATCGTAAATCTTGGGAATCATGTCAACGATCTGGCGTGTTGTATAGCGGATTGCACGGGCCAGATTGTCAACGTAGTGGTACGTCCCCACGTCGCTTTGGTGCTCGCGTGCCAAGATGGCGCGACCGGAACGTTCATTGGACCTAGCTCCAAGGCTAGAGTCATATTGGCCAGTGGTAGACTTAATGTCGTCGGAAGAACCAGCTTTTGCTTGAATAATTCCTGATTGAACCAATGGTGGGGGCGCGCGCTGTGGAAGGGGCAAAACGCCGCCCTGACCGTCTGTGACATCGGGATTAACTTCCAAATACGGCCAATTATTAACGTTTGCGGTCTTCCACTGCTGCTCATAACCTTCAAATTGCCCGCCATAGCCAATAAACGGGGCTTTTGGCGCCAAGGCAAGCATCTCGGTTTCAGCCGAAACCCAGTAATTGTACATGCGCTGGGCGTCTTTGGCATTGCGGATCAGGCCGGACACAAACAAACGGCCTTCAACCTCGTATTCGTTGCCGACAACGCGAATAACAGGTATCCATTTGCCCGCCCACTCGTTCTCTTCAAGCATCTCGTAGCCGTTTGTCTTGCACCACATGACTTTGCGGCGTTGGACGTTACGGGTTTTGAGCGGCTTAAGGCCCATAGCCTTAAATTGTTTATCTTCACGGCTGTTATTGAACGCCGTCATGTTGTCAGGGTACAGGTTTAGCGTAGCCGGTTCGTAATCAACGTGAAAATACTCCGCAATGCGGATAACATCGTCGTTGAGCCACTGCGCCAGATTTTCATCACCCACGCCTTCTTGCTGGATAGACGACATGGGGGCAGCGTCGGGAAACTGACGCTCATACTCATCTTTTGTAAGGTCTTCCGTAATGAAGCACCACTCCGCGTCAGAACCGCATGGGTCTTGTATCGTAGGGTCCATATAAACGCTAAAAGAGTTTCGTATGCGTCCAATACGAATGTCTTGATCGAAGGTATTATCATCACAATACTCGGTTAGGACGCGAATGTAGCCTTCGCCGTACGTCACTTGGTTTTCGCAGGCGGTATCGTATGCTACGTCAGCGTCGGAAATGTATTCAATATGGCGCACCATACCTTCATAGATTTCCGCAACCTTGATGTCGCCCTTGTCATCGGCGGGAATCACTTTACCGCTTGGCCGGTTCTGCCGCTGCTCGTTTGTTACCTGATGGACGTGCTGCGGCAGCTTGTTAATGGTCAGGCAGGGGCGCGCGTTGATCGTCTGGCCTTGCACCGAGCCGCGGGTAGCCAGCACGTCGGCTGGCCACTGCCACTGGTTGTCGGGCGAGCCTGCGTAGAACCGCAGATCGTCCAGCTCGTCTTCACGACTTTCAGAGTACGCGTCAATTGCCATAGTCAGGCGAGCGCGCATTGTTGCCAATACGTCGGCGGGGTCTTTTTTCTTACGACCCCCGGCTGAAACAACGCCTGCTGCAGCAACGCCTGAATAATCCATTTATTTCTTCTTTGCAGTTTTAGCGGACTGTTTGAACGCTTTAGCGGTTGGCGCGCCGGGGGCGCCCGGCTTTTTCATCTTTTCGCCAGAACCTTCTTTGATGCGCTCGCGCTTTGCGTGGATGTTAGCGTACAACCCGGGTTTGGTAGCCATGTTATTTGCCCTTCAAAATTTTGTTGGCCTTGGCAACAATTTTGGCTTTGGACGACGGGCTAAGTTTGCCTGCGTTCACCATCTGCGTTGCGCGGGCTTTGGCATTGGCCGCATGGCTTTTGTCGGGCATGGGATACTTGCGCTCGGCAGGCATCCCAAACTCCGACTTGGCCAGTGAATTGCGTGACTTTGAAGTCAGTTTGGCCATTTTGGCACCTTACTGGCAGTGGATCAGGGCAAAATTGATGGTGATAGCTTCAGCCAGCGCGCCGCCGGTAATGTTACGCACCGTGATGGTAGCCGAACCAGCAGCCAGACCGCTAACCCACACGTTGTACGAGCCGGATGTGCCGCCGTATACGTTGAGGATCAGCACGTCGTTGGTGCTGATAAGGTTGTTGTTCAGCGTGAACGTGACGTTGGTTGTGGCCGCCAGCGATGCGGCGTTCATTGTGATCTGACCAGCCGACTTGTTCAGCGTCACAGCGGTGGATTTGCTGGTGGCCTGCGTAACAGTGCCTTGAGCGTCGGTTGTGTAGCCAAGCTGTTCGCCCGACAAAATGTACTGCGAGCCGATGATGTCTTGGTCGGTATAGGCAACGCCGATTGGTTTGGTGTTTGACATGGTTACGATCCCATCCATGAGTTGGTGATGTTTGACGCAGAGCTATACGAATAGCTGCGTGGTTTATCGACATATTCGCGGTGTGCGACAGGATAGGCAAAGGTCACGGCCAGCGCGTCTGCTGCGTCAGGTGATGCCAGTCCTCTTGCCCGCATTTCCTTTTTCCCTTCAAGGAAAATGGTTCCAGATGAGTTTGGCTTCTTGGTCGGGCCAACAAGGTCCGCTTTCAGTTGCCTGTCCTGCGGGATGGCGGCTGTCTTAAGCCACTCCCGCATCGCGCCCCACATCTCAGCCCGTTTGTTACCCCACATAATGGAGTTCTTGGCTTTCCAGCCAAAATTAACACCTCGTACCTTATACCGCTGTTCGTTGAGTCGGTCAAGGACGCCGTAGCCTAGCCCGCCTTCGTCGATCACTGTCAGCGTCGGCCTGTACTGCTCGATGGCTTCAATGACGTGCCCGACGGTCGTCATGGTGTCGTCGCCGTTGTAGCGTTTGATTGCCACGATGTCGCGGCCTTGGCGCACCACAATGACGGTGGAGTCCGCCCCGCCGCGGGCCGGGTCAACGCCGATCACGATGGGCGCCGTCATGTCTTTGTGCTTGTCGCGCCGCATGGCGTCGTCCACCATGTGCCCCGTGATGAACTGGTCGTCGCCCGCTGACGGAAACTCGCCGTACACCTCGACCTTGGCCTGCGACGAGTCCTCGCCATACTCGGCGATGATCTGTGCGTAGACGTTTTTGTCGGTGTCTTCGACCGTGCGCGAGTCAACCGACATCGTATCCCAGAAGTCGCGCTTGGCGTTGAACGTCTCAAAGAAGTACCCGTGGTTGCGGCGCGGGTTGGAGAACGCCAGCCAATAGCGGTGCAGCACGTTTTCCGTAAAGAAGCCCGCGCCCACTGACCAGATAGGGTCGGGGATACCGCTGGCCTCGTCAAAGATTAGCATCATGCCGTCGTGGTTATGCACACCGGCGTAACTGTCCGGGTTCTCTTCCGACCACAGCTTGCCCTCCGCGGCCCAGTAGCGCGTCCCCTTCTTCAAGTCGCGCTCGACTAGCTCGCATACCCATTTGGCGGGCATCAGTTTGGTTGCGCTGATTTCCCACCAATGCCCGTTGACGATCATCGCCGCCCACTTGGTCAGCTCGCCCCACGTCACCGAGCGCAACTGCGCTTCGGAATTGGCCGACACGATGACGGTTGAGCCAATTTGCGTGGACAGCATCCACAGCACCAACCAGCTTACCAGCGCCGACTTGCCGATCCCGCGCCCTGACGACACCGCCATGCGCAGCGTCTCCATGTTAACCTTGCCGTCATTGTCCTTGATGTGCTTGGCGATGCGCCGCAGCACCGTGCGTTGCCATGTGCGCGGGCCTTTGAAGTTGGCTAGCGGCGTGTTGGGCTGACCCCACGGGAACGCAAACAAAACGAACGCTTCAGGGTTGCGCGCTATCTCTGGAGACCAGATTTGCGTCATCAACTGTTGTTCGCCTGCTGGATCGTAGATCGGCATCTGCGCCATAAGTCAGTTCCTGTAAAGGCTCATGTTCAATAGTCTTAACACGGGCGTGTGCGTCTGCCAACGCCTGCGTGATGGAGATGGACGTGTGGTTGTCCACCGTGATGTGCTGCTTGGCCACCCAGTCAGCGCGGTGCTTGAGATAGTCAAGCGCTACTTTGGCGTCGCCCGCGTCGATAGCAGTCTGGATAGTGTTGGCGGCGGCGTACTCAGCGTCGGCGTAGCCCCAGCCTGCGGCTTCTTCCGCAACTGGGTCCATCTCGCACAGGCGTCGGTACTCAATAGGCGACAGTCCGGCAACGCGCGCCAGCGTGTCGCCTTTAAGTCCTCGGCGCGCCGCGTTGTAGATGCGCCGCAGTACGTCTTCGCTGGCGCGGATGCTGCGGACGGACAGGGGTAGACTTTCAAAAGCCATTTGCGGTCCTGTGTAGTCAAAATAGTCAATAGTCATTTTGATGCGGGTTGCATTATACGCGAGCTAATTTCTAAATCAATCCCTGCGCTATACGCCAGCACTGCGCCGTTTTGCAAATGACTACGGTGACTATTGACTACCGTTTTCAAAAAATAAAAAAATTCTTCCATACCCTCCGCAAACTTGGCTGGCGGCCGCACGGCCCTGTGGCCCCATGCTGCGCTGCAACACAAATGCTGCACTGCCACATGGCACAGTCCTTGCCTATGGGACTGGCACGGTTCTTGCTTGCCGCGCAACTGGCACAGTCCTTGCCTATGGGATTGTGTCCCGCAATGCGGGATTGCGTTTTAGTTTTGGGATTACGTCTCGTGCGGCGGGATGGTGGCGGATGGTGGCGGATGGTGGCGGATGGTGGCGGATCGGGAATAGTCAAATAGCGATATAGTCATTTGCGTTTTGTCGCTGTCTAGGAAAAAGCATAACGGAAGCGTAACGATTTTAGGGGTAGACCTTTACCATCAGTCAAAAATGACTATCTATGACTAGAAAACTGTAAACCGTTGGAAATACGGCCATTTTTGCCTAGTCATCCCGTCACTATCCACCACATTAAAAATGACTAGCCGCTTCACACTCTCGCCACAATCCCACGCAATAAGACGCACACCGTAAAAATACTTATAGACTAATGTCTAATAGACAGCGCTTGCTAGTCATGGCAATATCAAATCACGGTCAAGCGAGACCGGCACGAAAGGACAAGACAATGATATATCTCACACCGGCGCTTATTCAAAAGCACATTGAGGGCAACCCACGGATCGACCAGCGCGTCGATTACGACGAGCCCGACAAAGCAATCATCTATTTAACCGACGGCTGGACATGGAACGCGCTTGACGGCAACCGGTCGGTCGAGGGGTTCATTCTCAAAGGCAACGAATGGGAACCCGCCGATACGGTCTCTTATCTAAAATACCAGATCAAAAACATCGAACCCATTTGCTAAACGCAACCGGCGGCGCGCAAGCGCCGCCACCACCAACAAGACAGGACACAAAATGACACCCGACCAACTCGCAGCCTTCGTCATATTCGGACCATTCTTAACCGCAGCGCTTGTGCTTGGCATCGCGCTTCACATCAAAGGACAGTAAACCATGACCGACCAAAATAATCTTTACGAGGCCGCCGCTGTGTCGGGCCGCTCGAGCCATATCATCGTTAACAACAAAGGCCGCGTTATCGCTAAGGTGGTGACACAATACAACCGCACCAACACCGCGTGCACCGCCTATCTTTGGATCGAGGGCGCGGGCATTAGCAAGGGCCGCGTGACAGGTGGCGGCTATGATAGGCAAAGCGCTGCGATAGCAAAAGCCGCTCGCACCGCACCGCCAACCGATTTAACCCGTGCTATGATATGCGGATATGCGGAACGCCGCGATAATGTGGTGGCGGTGCTTGATCAGGATAACGGTCGCTCATGGTATGACAACCTTTATAATGAGGGCATGACCCCGATTAATGCGCTTTGATGCTATTGCAAGCCGTGCCGCCGCCTGTCGGCGGCACCACTGGCAATATCGCCAAACATGAGAGGAAAATAAAATGACTGCAATTCTGATCAATATCCGCCTGCTTAAAGCCGTTGCCCTTGCTGCTAGCACCGAACAAACACGGTACTATCTTAACGGCGTGCATGTGCAGCTAGTTGATGAAAAGACCGTGCACTTTGCGGGCACCGACGGCAAAGGCGCAATTATGGCGCGGCAACACTTGGGCGACGCAATCACGCCGCGCGATAATGAGGCGCTGCGCGCGGGCGTCATTGTGCCGCTCACATTGATAAATTCAATCAAGGTTAATCGGCACGTTGACTATGCCGAATTGACAATAGCAAGCGGCGCGGCGTCTATTCACTATAACGCAAGCACCACCACCGCACCGCTCATTGACGCCGTTTATCCTAATTATCGCGGCATAGTGCCGAAAGCATTTGACGGCGTGCCCGCTCAATATGACCCTGAGCAATTAATGACGTTTAAGAAGGCGCATAAATTGCTTGGATTAGACGGCGTGCCAGTGGTTACATATAACGGGCAAGGCCCCGCGCACGTCGCGGTGGTGCCACCCTATCACTCAAAAGAATATGAGGTGTTTGGCGTCATTATGCCAATGCGCAAGCCCGACGCCGCTATGCCGTATTTTGAGTGGGTATATGATTTACCGGTTGCCCCGCAAAGCGCCGCCGCTTAACACAGTGCGAGCCGTGCCGCCGCCCGTCGGCGGCACCACTGGCACAGTGCCAAACATGAGAGGAAAGTACAATGACAAATCAACAATCATTGCAAATCGTATGGGATGCTTTGCATACTTTTAGAGAGGAAAGCATACCAGAAGGCGATGACTACCATGACGCAATGTGGGATGATATATGCGAAGCAATGGCACACTTGCATGAAACGTTAAACGTCAAACATGAGGAATTTGCATAATGGCGCCCCCACTTGTTAACCCGTGGACAGACAAAGAGCACAAGCGCCTGATTGAGCTTGTCAACACCGGCGCCACAGCGCGCGTTATCGCGGCCATAATGGGCCGGTCTAAAAGCGCAATCATTGGCCGGTGTCATAGGCACGGCGTTACGCTCAAAGTGCCAGTGCACAACACAAAGCGCGCCACTGCTGTCTATAAGCCGCGCAAGGCGCGCGTGGAGAAGGTCAGCACGATAGGCCTGCACCGCATAAGCACAAGCACGCCTAAGCCGCCGGCGCCGCTGCGAGAGCCGCGCGGCGCGCCTGATATGACCGTTGCCGGCACAACATTAAGCGCAAGCACGGCGCGCCAATGCAAAGCCGTCATAGGGGCGGTAACAAGCGACAGCGCGCTATGCGGCGCGCCCGTGCACGCTAAGAGCTTTTGCCAATACCATCACGCACGCTATTACAGGAGGGATGAGCGATGACCGACGAGGAGAAGCGCAAGGAGATAATTGAGCACATTAAAACCGCCTATGCGCACCCTGATCATGTATGGGAACAAAGGTGGCTAATCTTGCAAGTGGAGCGCGCTACGCCGAAAGAACTAACAACCATGCACCAAATCGCAAGGAGTAAAAAGAATGATACACAAGGATGATCAACTAGCACTAGTGCACATTATCCTGCTTTACGCCGCAATAGGCGCGCTGCTAATCTTGTTGCTGGGCGGGTGCACTGTTACCGCGCCGCCTATCGACCCGTTAACCCGCAAACACTATCCAACATTAGAGGCCAAACCATGACCAAAAAAACACCCGCTTACACCCGTAAAAAGGACAAGTGACCATGACCACCGAACCGCCCATTGACGAGCGACACGAGACGCACGGGGACTACACGAACACGGCGCAAGTCTCGCAGCACCTTAAAACAACCATGCGCAACGCGCGCAACTGGAACCGGCTATCTTGCGATAAGAAGGAGAGCCTTGACTTGATCATGACCAAAATCTCGCGCATTATGTCAGGCGAGCCTAACGATCCCGACCATTGGCTAGATATAGAGGGCTACGCCAAGCTGGCGCGTGAGCGCCTGAGCGAGACTACCGCAGCACGCGAAGCGCGCCTATCTAACGACGGGCACCGCCTGCCAAATCCAACCGTGTTAGTAAGACCGTGGGAGCGCAAGCCATGAAAGACGTAATAGACCGATTGACCGCCGACCTGTTCGACGATTTTCCGCCAAATACACCGCCCGAGTTTGAGGGCATATCGTATACTCTATACGCCGACCATGAGCACGACGTGATTAGCATCATAGAGAACCGCACTAACGCGTCATATGTGTTCTATGACCAACAAGCGCGCGACTTTTGGCACGACTACATCGCCGAGTTAAAGATCAACGGGTTCAACGCCGACGAGGCGCTGGAATACCTATGGAGGCAGAATGATGAACTATAAACAGTTATGTGACATCGCCGACCAGATGACCGAAACCGCCGCACGCATGGCCGACCTTGCAACGCTCTTGCGCGCCGCCGTCAACGAGGGCGTGCAAGAGAAGATCGACTGGAAGAAGCTGGAGGCGCAAATCGCCGAAGAGTTGGCGCAACTGGAAGGTAAAGACTGATGCACATGTTAATAATCGAGGCCGCTTGTTTGATTTTTGTTGCGGTGATGCTCGACATCATCTAAGGGTCGAACAGAAACAGTAAAGGACACCACCCAATGCAGCACAGTAACATCGTCGGCGGATCGACCGCCAAGCGCGTCATCAACTGCCCCGCTAGTGTTAACCTTGTAAACAAAGTGCCGCCTAAAGGCAGTTCCGACTATGCCAATGAAGGCACTATGCTGCACGCGGCTATTGCCGACTATTGGGAAAAGGGGTTCAAGCCCGAAACCTATATTGGGTTTGAGCATAGCGGCGTCACGCTCGACGAAGACTTATACGGGCGCAAGTTCTTGCCCGCGATTAAGGCCATTGACGAGCTGGACCCGACCGACCGCATGGAATACGCCGTCGAGACGCTGGTATCGTTCAACGGTGAACCAGAGCTGGAAGGCGTGTTCGGATCAACCGACTTCCTTGGGCGCATTGGTAACTGCGCCTATGTGATCGACTTCAAGTTCGGCGACGGCGTTTACGTCGAAGCGGAAGAGAACCCGCAACTGCTGTTCTACGCCGCCGCCGCCATGCGCACGCCCAAGGTTGAATGGGTGTTCGAAGGCGTTACGCACATTATGATGGTGATCGTGCAACCGCGCTTCGGCATCTCGACATGGGAGACATCGCCCAAGCGGGTGCAACTGTTCGAGCGCGACTTGATTGCCGCCGTAAAGAAGGCCAAGCGGCCCGACGCCGAGTTCTGTCGAGGTGACTGGTGCAAATGGTGCGCGGCCAAGCCCGTGTGCCCGCTAATGACCGGCGCAGCAGACCGCGCCATGAAGGCAAAAATTGACGCGCTGGATAAGGCGCAGATTGCGAAATACCTCGAGGATGCTGAATACCTCGACGGTTGGGTGAAGTCACTGCAAGAGCTTGCGGAGACGATCATCAAGAGCGGTGGCAACGTGGAAGGCTGGAAACTGGTCGAGAAGCGCGCCATCAAAAAATGGGCTGACGAGGCCGACGCTGAAGAGTATCTGTCTCGCCACCTTGAAGAAACCGAATACCTGACAACTAAGATTATCACCCCGACGCAAGCCACCAAACTGTTAGAGAAACAGGGCGTTGCGCTTGCCGAAGAGTTCCTTAGTAAGAAGGAAGGCGGCCTAACCTTAGCCAAGGACAGCGACAAGCGACCCTCGGTGATCACTGCACAAACACGGCTGACAACAGCTCTTTCAAAACTGTAAAGGACACTATCAAATGACATCTCTCACTGTATTTGCCGACGCAAAACTGCCGACCGCTTCGACCATCCAAGGCCTGCGCTCATTGCAGACCAACTCGGTAGCGTCGGGCACGACGATCCTGAAGATGGACAAAACGGGCTACTGGGTGTTTGGGGCTGACAGCACCGACATCGACCCTGAGACCGTCTGGGCTATCAACCCAAGCGAGTTCTTGCACGGCTACATCGCATGGGGCGAGGGCGTGGTGCTGGGCGAGAAGATGGTATCGGTATCGCAACCGCTGCCAGAGCTTGAGCCTGCCCCGTCGGGTGCACGCAAGGGCTGGGAAACGCAGCTCGGTATGAGCTTGCAGGCAACCAGCGGCGAAGACGCAGGGCTTGCGGTGCGCTACACCGCAACCTCGGTAGGCGGGCGCAACGCGATCCAGAAGATCGCCAACGCTATTGCCGACCAGCTCGAAGCCGACCCGTCAAAGCCCGTCGCCTTGGTGACATTGGGTAAAGAGACCTACCAGCACAAGCAGTATGGCAAAATCTTCACGCCGGTCATGACTGTGGTTGGTTGGGCTACTATGGACGGCACCACCGACGCGCCAGAGGCCGCGCCAGAGCCTGAAGAGACTAAGGCGCCAGCACGCCGCCGCAACCGCGGCTAACCGCTAGGGGGCAGGGTGGTTAAACCACCGTTCGAGGATGCCGACGCAGGGGCTTTTGTGGTTTTCTACCCTGCCTTGTTGAAAGCCAAATCGACGCCCTGCCCCCGACCAACTGCTAGCCCGCTAGCAGTTACA